AAAAGCCACCATTATGCCATACCTCCTTCTGCCATTGTTCCAACGATTTCCGCAAGTTCTGCGATTGCTCCGTCCTGGGTCTGCTGCCCCTTCTCCAGGTTTGTTACACTCTCCTTTAAACTTTTTTCTTTTAAGACTGCCGTGATGACATCTCTTCTTACTCCTTCTTCGGAGAGGTATTCCAGTTCCTGGTCTTTAGTAATCTTTAAGATCTTTAAATCTTCATATCCAACTAATACCTGTTCTGTCTCATTCTGTTCGTTTAGTACTTCAATCCGCTTGGTATTCTGCGGATTCAGCAATAAGTCTTCTACTTCTTTCAAAGTTTTTCCCGCAGGAATAAAACTTAATGTAAGCATTCCTTTTGTAAATGGATCTACACCATTTACAGTCAATTCAAATTTTTCTGTTCCAAATTTTACTTTTTCCATTTTTATCCCCCTTACTGTTTTATATAAAATTCACTGACATTGATTCCAGTACCTTCCGGTATTTGCGCATTTGGTATAATCGATACTTGACCATCCTGACCAATCCTAAAACTAAACGATTTTGTATCATCTATGGCGATACGCCGATACACGGAAAACTTAGGAGCACTTGACGAAATGGTAAAAGGTTTATATTCAGTTCCTTTATTAAGCGTAGTTTTTGTGTTAGCACTGATTCTAAACCACACTAAATCACCCACTTCAGTTACCTGCGCAGTAAGATACGAGCCTTCGACAGCACGAGAATTTACAATCATTTTTTGTTGCATAGCGTAGACAAGGGCTGATGTTGGTATTTTGTTTGTATTATTAGTATGCTGATTTGACATCATACTCTTTGTAACAACAGTCTCAAGCTTTTCTCTAATTGGCGCAATGTAAGTTTTGTAAAAATGTTGTAGCCCTGTCCATCCTAAATATTTCCTTTTCCCTCACTCCTATCCTTGAAACAATGAATCAATCTCCTCATTTGAAATCTGCTCTACATTTGCATCTGATCCAGCAGGTCCCTGCGGTCCCATTGGTCCCGTTTCTCCTCTTTCACCTTTTAATCCTTGTGGTCCCATTGGTCCTGTTTCTCCTCTTTCTCCTTTAGCTCCTGCCGGGCCTTGTAAGCCCTGCTCTCCTTTAGCTCCAGCCGGTCCCGCTGGTCCTACTGGTCCTTGTGGTCCTGCTGCCCCAGCATCCCCTTTTTCCCCTTTAAATTCTCCTGTTTTAATTGCTTCGTCAAGTGTTTTGCCATTATAAGTTACATCTGTCGAAACTACTTTTTCTGTTTTTTTCCGGAAAGATCCGTTTGTCCATTCCTTAATCTTATCAATAACGTGTGTTAATCCATTTAAGTCTAAGAATTTTGCCATAATCTTTATTCTCCTTCTATCTCTTCAATCATTTTCCTTTTAATTTTTACCATTTCTTCTGTTGTAATTGCTCCTGCGGCATGTATTCCATTTAGATACGCAAGAGTCGAAATGAGCAATGCTCCTTTTTTGTCAAAATACTTATGAGCAAACCTTCTTTGATATATTTTCTTTTTAAATTCGGAAATCATTTTTATCCCGGCTTCTTCATAATTCATTTTGATCTCTCCTTAAAATAAACTGTCAATTTCTTCGTTGCTGATAACTTCATTGCCAGCTCCTGCTTCCAGTTCTACTATTTTCTCTTCTACTGTTTTTCCCTCTTTTAGTTGCACGCTTTCCGCCATGCATAGTGGATAGTTCCCATTATTTTTTGTGGATAAAGTATTTACGATTACAACTCCACCTTCAATACTTTGTGCCATGCCTTAACCTCCTTATTTTACTGTCACTGCCGTTGATCCAAGTCCTGCGTTTACAGATACCCAAATATCATAATTTTGAGTATGTCCTGATGCGTTTGTAAATGATAGTGTCTTAAGCTTCTTAAATCCACCATCAAAACCGCCTACATTAAACGTAGGAGTTCCAAAAGAGGAAGGTATTGCATACACTATCTTTTCGCCTTCTCCAGCGTTCACCGTAAAGCTCCTTGTTCTTCCCGATGCAAGTGCAGATCCTTCCAGCGCAAGAATATCTGCATTTTCCAGCTGCTCTTTGTTGCTTTTGCCCCAATATACTTTTGGCTGGAATGTAATTCCTACTGTTCTTGTTACGATTGCATCTCTTTCATCTGTTACAGTCAGCACAATGTTTGTGTTTGTTTTGATTGCTTTTCCGGTGTAATTTTTCTTTCTAAGGCTGTTGTTTAAAACCTCTTCGTTTTCTGATCCGAATTTAATTTTCTGCGTTTTTGGTTCCTTACTCAAAGTCCATACAACATCTGTCGCCGCTACTGTTGCTCCAATCTCATTACTACTATTCGTGGCTGTCATGCTGTTAATTGTAATTTTCTTATAGTTTAAATCATCCACAATCTTTTTGTATTCGTCCGTAAAGTCATTTTTTGATAGACCTTTCCCTTCCTCTTGCCGTACATATCTTTCATCGTTTTTCTGTACTAAGTGTGCAAGACCTTCCTGATCCAGATACTTTTTTCCTCCTGCTAATACAGCAGCTGCTGTTGCTTTTTGCTTTGTCATTTTTCTATTCTCCTTTCATAATTTCATCAATTTCTTGATTTGTGATGCTTGTTACATCTCCACCTCCTGAAGGGAGCCTGATCTTAGACCCAATACCCTTCTTCTTCGACATTAATTGCAACTCATTTCCTTCTAATTCTATGTCATCTGCTTTTGTATCCAATTCCGAAATAATCTGACGCAATAAATCTTGTTCATCCGGAGCATCATAATCTTTCGGTTTGGCTCTCTTCTTTACTTCTATTTCCGCTTCATAAGTTGTTTTTCCAAAATTCGGCGCAGTTACATAAACATAAACTATTATGTTTTTCCCTGCTCTCAACAATTCATTTGGGATTTTCGCGGTTATATCTCCGTCTTTTACCGTCCCAATCACAATCGGCGCTTCATTTTCGCCGCGTAGAGCAAAGTGTACTTCTATTGTTTCTGTTTGGATTTCAAGACCTGTGAGCAATACCTCTTGGCCGTAATCCCATTGCTTTAAGCTTTCTTTTGCATATTCTTCTGTTTTGCAATCAATTACAATCACATGCTCACCTCACTTTCAAGGGCATCAATCTCTTCGTTAGTAATTTCAATAGGATCAAATTTTTCAATTTTTCTCAGTGCTTCTATCAGTGCCTTATAATCGTCTGAAGAAGTGATACTCGATTGCATAATTTTATTCTCGCTCACCTCTATTTTGAATTTGAATGTCGTAATATTCTTATTTGCGCTTAAAACTTGTATTTGCCCTAGTGTATTCCCTGTTTCTGCTAACATCTGATCTGTAAGCTCAAATGTTATGCAATTGCTGCTTAAAATAGTTGCATCAGTATAAGTCTCTTTTCCGCTTGGTTTTTTGCAATATATTCTTGCTCTTCCATCTATGTCTGTTATTCCTGCAATGTGACATCGCACGCTTCTTCCGCTATCTGCTTGCACCGCTTGGATAGTTGGAATAATGCCTTCCCGTCTTATGTCCATCTCCAATACTGTCGTCGCTTCCATTTTTTCTCCTTTCTTATCCCGGAATCCATCTTAGCAATATTGCTCCTCCGGTTCCCCCGCCGCCTCCACCGCCGGTTCCTCCCGGATAGCGGAGAACTCGATCCCACGGATAGTTGTAGTAGGAGGTGACTCCAATCTCTTGGCCAGTCTGATCTCCGGTCTGCCCTCCTGTTATTCCGCCAAACTCGTTTTGGCTTGCCTGGACAACTTGTCCATTTCCGATATGCATAGCGGTATGGTTTTGGATGTTTAACAAAACATCTCCCTTTATCATTCCTCCGCCACCTTGTATATCTACGCTTGATGTGACATCTGTAAAACCGCACGCAATAAATACGTCGTACATATTACCCGTATAACTTGCTCCTCCGCTCTTTACTGGCACTCCTGCATTTTCCCATGCTTGGATCAATAGCGAAGAACAGTCATAGTCAGGCCCCCATCGACTTCCCTGATCGTATCCGTGGCTATTATCATTTGCAATCTGCAATGCCCAATCAACTGCTGCATTGATTTTTTCTGATCCGCCAGAATACTGCGACAAATAATCATACCAGTAGCGAGCCTGCTGCCTTCGCGCCTGTTCTACTTCCACACCTGCGCGCTCAAAATTTTTGAGAAATGCAGATGCAAGATATTCTGGGGATTCGCCGCTTGCTTTAAACTGATCAAATGATAAAGGATATGCCCCGGTCGGAATCCACTGTCCGGCTGGAACTGTCACGGAATCAATCCAGGTAAGCTGCCCGTTTGGATCTGTAATTCCA